ATCATTAGCAGCAGAATCAAATAAGAAGTTTACTTGTTGTGCAGCTCCAACCGCATTGTTAGCAATTCTTGCTAATTGTCTCCAAGAACGTGGGCAATAAATAACAGTAGGATTAACAGTATCAGCTAAATTTACAGCAGGTATTGCGGAATAGATAAGGGCACATTGCGCAGCGATGTTAGCAGCAGTTACAGTTGTACCAGTTACTTTGATATAACCACCCAATGCAGCGTTATCATAAAGAACTTTTGCGAAAACTCCATCTACTAAACCAGCAGTCAATCCAGCAACAGCTGTTTGAGTTGCAGCAGTGATTGAACCTTGACCAGCACCTGGTGTTAAAGCAGCAATTGCTGTTTTAGTTGCAGATGTAATTCCACCCCAGAAAATATTTTCAGCGTCTTGTGAAACGTTTGGTCCCACCATAGCTAAAACAGTTGAAGCAAACTCATTTGATTCAATGTTAAAAGCACCAGGATTCATAGAACGATTGAAACGTGAAGTTCTCAAAGATTCTTGTAAGAATGTTTGTTTATACTCTAATTTTGTAGGAGTAATTAAACGATCCGAAATATTGATTGCACCGCTTGATGATAAAGCTGAGCCAGTATATAATTGTGCAGTTACATCAACTGATGCTTCTGTAAAAATTGTACCTGCTTTAATGTCGGTGTTAAATGTAACGTATCCGTCTGCAATTGTCTTATTTGCAAATAATACTTCTTCAAGGATAGGTTCTACTGCCTTTCCTCTAATGTCTGTTGGTGTATAGCTTATTGCCATTTTTTTTTAAATTTATTTAAGGTTATTTTTAATTTCTCTGTAACGTTCTAATTTTGTAAGCTCTCTTTTTACAGATGGCTCTGGATTGTGAACAATTGCTTTTGCAGCAGCTTGTGAAAGTTCAACTTTTAAAGCAGACAATTCAGCTTTTAAAGATTTGTTTTCTTTTTCAAGTATTTCAATTTCAGCTTTTACTTCAGCAAAAAATGTTTCCTTTGTGATAGTATCTACCACTTTTTTAGGTGTACTCAATTCAGCTGGTTCAGCAGCTACTTGTGCTGGTGTTTCCATAGCATCCTCAGCAGGTGTAGATGGTTTAACTTCTTGAATGATACCTTCGTTTTCTACAACGATAATCATTCCATCAACTGTTTCGTGTTCTCCAACTGGTGCTGGTACGATACCATCTGGCGTTACAATTCCAACTGAATAACCCGGCTCAAAAGATTCAGCTTCAAGAGTTGTAACTCCATCAACTAATTTCATTTGCTCTAGTAATACTTCAATAGAAAGTAATGCTTTCACTTTGTTTAAAATTTGTTTGTATTCCATTGTTTATTTATTGGTTAATAATTCTCTTAATTGGTCTATAATAGACAACTCTTGTTTTTCGTTAAAAATTCCTTCAATTGAAAATCCTTTAACTTCGCCTCTTAATATTTTAGCTTTTATATCTTCATTATCTACTTTAATAGCTACAAGCCAAGTATTAATTGGATAATCAAAACCATACATTACTGACTTATCATTTATATCATGCTCTTTTACCCAAGTCTCAACAACTGTAACGCCATCAATTTTTGTTTTATGCTGTAATGTGGATTGATTTTGATTACCATCAGTCATAAATTTGTGCGCTGTTTTTACAATTGTTTCTCCTGAAAAGAATACTTGAAAAATCTCGCCATCTTTTCCAAGTCTATCAATTTTTAAATCAGGAATTAATACAGCACCTAATAATATATTTTTCTTTTCTGCTACTTCTTTAAATTCAATCTTATGACTTTTAGATAATGCAACAAAATTTTCTTGTATAGCTGGGAAATCTACTAAACTAATAGCAAAAACTCCATCACTTTCCTCGTCTAATATTAATTCAAAAACTTTCGTCATACACATACAACTGTTAAAAGTGTGTTTTGTTACGATTTTTTAACCAATACTCGCATTTTGTAATATTTTTCTATTTAAACCTTGTTGAGTGCTTACATCGCTTCCTAATACGTAAGTTTTAATTGGCGCTATTTCTCTACCATTTATTCCTTGCGCTATTTGGTTAGCTCCGCTTTGTCCTACAACATTAAAGCTAGGTGCTGCTGGTTGTGCAGCAGCAGTTGGAGCAGCACCGCCACCTCCGCCACCTCCTGGTGTTTGAACTGATAATATTTTTTGTACATTCATTAATCCACTTGCAACAGCTACTCCTGCAGCGAGTGCTGCTCTAAATGGAGCATCTGGTGTTGGTATCGCTAATTGCGATTCGTATGCTTTGTTTGCACTTAAATAAGTTGATATTGTAGCACTTGCAACAGATGCTGCTTTTCCAGCATCTGTACTTTCTCCTAACATTCCAGCTATACTTCCTAATGCATCTCCATAACTACCAAGCGCATCTAATTTAGCATTTTGTTCGGCTTTTGAAATTTCAATTAAAGATTTTGAATTTGCATCAGCATTAGCTTTTGCTTTATTTGCAGCTGTTACATTTATATCGTTTAAAGTATTTAAATGCTGAGTTTCTATTTCTTGAAATTCTGTACCAAATTTTATAGCATTTGCTTTCTTAATTTCATAAGCATCATTTTCATTTTGTATTGCTAATTCTTGTTCAGTTAATAAAGCATCTGCATTTGCCTTTTTAGCATCTGCCTCAATTTTCTGCACCGCCTCTAATTGGTTTCTATATACTTCAGCTTCTGAAATTATTGCTTTTGCTTTTTCTTCTTTTTCTTTTGCAGCATCTGCTTCTGCTTGTTGTTTTACTTTTTCGTTATGTGCTTTTAATTCAGTAGCTGCTTTTTCGTTTGCTTGTTTTTGTAATTCTCTTTTCTTATCGCCTCTACTATATTCAATTGCTTCTAATTTTCTGTTTAACTCTTTTGCAAGTGCAACCTGATCCGCTCCATCTACTTTTACAGCTTCAGCATAAGCATTTTTTGCATCAATCTTTTTCTTTGTGTATTCATCAACTTGGTCGCCATGTTCAGCCATAAACTTTTTATTAACTGATAACGTATTATCAGCATCTTTTTTAAGTTTATCTAATGCCCTAGAAGTGTCTGAAGTAGCACCTACAAAATCAGTAATTGAATCAACTATACCACCTACAAAATCTCCAACTGATTTTAAACCTGGTATAAGATTCATAACTGCAGCTTTTACTTTGTCAAAGTTTGCAATAAGCAAACCAACTCCAACAACTAAAGCACCAATTCCTGTACCTATTAAAGCAATTCTAAATATTTTCAATCCAGTAGTGGCTGCTTCATTTACAAAAGTATAAGCAGCAGTTGTAGCAGTCAATATTTTTTGAGCAACCGATGTATTTTTTATTACTGCTCCTAATTGCTTAAACGAATCTACACTTTCGCCAATAGATTGCAAACCTTGTGAAATTGCCATTGCAGACTGTACTTTCAAAAGTTGCTTTTCTAAATCTTTGCTTTCAATTCCAGCTAATCCTAAAGCACCTTGATAAGCAGCAAATCCACTTGCAACACCACCCAAAGATGCAGTTAATGCTTTAAATTTTGCATCAGGATTAAAAGCATCAGTTAAATTTTTAGCATCGCTAATTTTGTCTTTTAATTCTCCTGCTCTTTTAGCAGCATTAATTGCTTCTTTTGATGTAGCTCCAAATTTATCAGATAATGCAGCAACTTCACTTTGAGCTGCTCTTAATTGTGCTTTTAAAGAGCCAACGCTTTTTTCAGTTTGGTCTAAATTACTATTAACTTCTAAATTGACTATTTTAGTTTCCGCCATTTCAATTCTCTTTTTATTTGTTTAAATCCTTCTTTAAAAGTTTTTGGTAATTCATTTTTTCCCTTTGCAATTTCTATATTTTCAGAAATTGCATAATGCTCTTGAAGTGCTAATAAATCTAAAATATTTTTTATCATATCGCTTGTTGTATTACAAATATTGTTTCAGTTAATGCTATTGCACCATTTTTATAATAGTCAATTAATATTGTTCCAATTCTTTCAGCTCCAAAATTCTTATCAATATCAACTGTTAAATTATAATCATTATCTAAATTTGATGCTCCTGTATAATCTAAAAAATCAACTGTTCCTTGTATGTCAAATTTATCGTAGTCATTTAAGTAAATTACAAAATTAATTGTTTTAGGTTCTGAATCTATTTGAGCAAGTGGTATATTTGCATATCTATAACCTACTGTACTAACTGCATTAACACCCCTGTAATCTGTAACTAAATCAAAGTTAGTTTCACCAGTTGTTAAATCAGTTGTAAATGAATTTATAATATACCTTTGATTGCTAATTATTAACCTTTCATTTAATTTTATTCCTGTATCTTTTGATATTAAACTTGGAGGCAATATTGCATTTACTTTTATGTTTCTAGTTCTAATATTGTAAAGATTTTCTACATAGTTTGCATAAAATCTTGAATACAATCCTCTTGGTGCAATTATATTATACCATGGCGATTGCTCATTATTAAAATTTAAAGTATATAATTCTGAAAAAGTTGTATCACTAGGAATAGCATTATATTCATTTGAAAATCTATTGTAAAAAGTTATATTTTCATAACCAGCTACATCATTTTTAATTTTAATAGGATAAGCTGAATCTATATTTGTTGTGCCATTATTATAAATCAGCATTGGATTTGGTCTATACGGTTTTAAGTCTTTATCTACTATTGTAGTAGTTAAAAAATTTTCATCTACTGTTTTTTCAAATAGTACATTTTCAAAAGGTAGTTTTATTTCATAAATTTCAGACTCATTTGAATTTTCACTTTTATAAATCAAATCTCCATATTCTTTTGCATATAAACCACGATAAGCATTATTTAAAATATTATTACTTTTTTCATATTCAAAATTTATAGACTTGTATAAAACTGGTCTATTACTTTCCATTTCTTCTGAATAAACATATTGCGTTATATCGGTAGTTTTACCTGACAAATAATATTCCTCTAATGGTATAAATTCAAATGTATTTAAATCAGTAGGTATAACTCTTAAATTAAATGCTTTTATAACTCCTTCAAGAAAATCACTAACTTTTATGTCTTGAATATAAGCTCTAATTGGAATATTACCTACTGTACTTTGGCCATAATTATATGCTAATTTTATATTACTTTGAAATCCAGAAGTTCCATTCCCTAACCATTGTTGATTATAGTATAATGTAGTATCAAAAGTTATAATATTTTCAGATTGTATAGTAAAATAATATTCATTAATTAATATTGATGTATTATTAAAAGCTAAATTTTCACAATTAATAACTTGAAGTCCTGATAAATTATTAAATGAATTTAGTAAAGCTCCATTTCTATAAACTAATACATTATAATTAGTAGAAGTTAAAGGATCAATTTGTAAACTTATTGTAATTGTTTTAAAAAAAGTATCTGTTTCTCCAAAATCAAAATTTGTAGTAATTATATCAGTATCTAAATTTAATTCATCAAATCCTATATCTTTACTTGAAAATAAAACCCTAGATTCTTCAGTATTAAAAGTTAGCTTTTCAGCATTTTTTAAATATAAAAATAAATTTGTCCATTGCTGTAAATTAAAAAATGATCCTGTAAAAGTTATTCCATAAGTATCTTGAATAAATGTAAAAATATTACTCATTCTTATAGCTGGAAATAACTCATTCCAAACTATTGCACCAGGAGTTGTTGTAATATCGTATGCACTCCCATCTTTGTAGCTATATTTATTATTTGAACTAATTAAAGGATAATATACATCTGAATTATATTGTATTCTACC